GAAAAGTATAAGTTTCTGTCTTATATTTGTAGTTCTACAATTTATTTTTTTTAAATAACCAAAGATGAGTAATTTAAGCATGTTCCCTCAACAAAAGAAGACACTGAGACAGAAGACTGATTCTTGGGCTAAAGATTGTGTTGAAGCTGGTGTTGAACTTGTTAACTATACACAGAACTATGGTTTAAGAGCATCGTTCTATGAGAAACAAACCAATTATGACTTAGCAAGTAATCTTATTGATCCCCAGGATATGGAACGTGTGGTTAACCCCTGGAAGATACGTGGAGCAGATTTTCCTGTTGAAATGCGGAATTATCCTTTGAGTAAACCGAAGATTGATTTACTTGTAGGAGAAGAACTTAAACGACGTTTTGATTGGCGCGTTGTTGTAAAGAATGATGATGCTGTCTCTGACAAGGAAACTCTTATTAAGCAACGGTATATGGATTATATTGGGCAACAGGTAACGGCGAAAGAAACTGATCCTCAGAAAATACAGCAAGAACTTCAGGCGTTGAATAAGTGGCGCTTGTATGAAGCACAGGATTTAAGGGAACGTATGTCAACTCAGATTCTCAATGTTTTATGGAGAACCGAACAACTTCAATATAAGTTTAACCGTGGATTTGAAGATGCTCTTATTGCAGGAGAAGAAATTTACTCGGTACAGATTATTGCAGGAGAACCTCGTGTAACTAAGGAGAATCCTTTGAACATAATGGCTTTGAGGTCAGGTGATTCAATCTTTATTGAAGATTCTGATATCATTATTAAAGACGGGTATAGAGGCATAGGTCAGGTAGTTGATGATTATTATGACTTCCTTACACCCGCAGACATAGATAAGATTGAAAGCGGAAACAAGTTAAATAAAGCTGTTTCCATGATTAATTATCCTTTGAACTCAAAGATCCCAATCCCACAGAACTACATGTTAGAAGCATTCGGAACTACAATCGTTGTTCCTGATGCTCGTATGTTGAATGCATTTGGCGGTGCTTATGATACTAAAGGTAATGTCCGTGTAACTCAAGTAGTATGGAAATCCTTTAGAAAGATTGGTAAGAGAACCTACTATGACGAATATGGTGATTTGATTGAAGAGTTTGTAGATGAATTTTATAAACCAGACTCTTCAATGGGAGAAGAAATTGAGTGGATTTGGGTTACAGAATGGTGGGAAGGTACTCGCATTGGTCAGGATATCTTTATTAAGATGCAACCACTTCCCAGGATAGGTTTAAATATGACGAATCCATCTAAGTGTATGCCTCCGTTTGTAGGCACTCTTTACAACATAAATACCAACCGGGCAATGTCTCTGATGAGTTATTTGAAGCCTTATCAGTATCTCTATAATATGCTCATGTATAATACGGAACAGGCAATCATTAAGTCTAAGGGAAAAATTGGCTTCATACCAACACACCTTATTCCTGATGGTTGGGATATGGATACCTGGATGTATTACTTCAATGTGATGGGGGTTGCAGTTGTTGATGCCTTTAAAGAAAGTTCTAAAGGTACCCTTGCCGGAACAGTTAACCAGATTCCTACGCACATGGATTTAGAGATGGGGAACTATATACAAAGCAATGTTGCAATGATGCAGATGATTCGTCAGCATGTAGATGAAATATCTGGTATTACACCACAACGTCAGGGTTCAATTGATAATCGTGAAACAGTAGGAGGTATTGAAAGAGCTGTTGCACAATCTGCACATATTACAGAAAAATGGTTCTTTGTTCATGATTGGACTAAAGTTCGTGTTTTAGAGGTACTTCTTGAGACTGCTAAGTATGCATGGAGAAATAAGAAGGAGAAAAGACAGTTTGTTCTCGATGATATGACTACAACAGTTTTAGATCTTGACGGGGAATCTTTCGCCTCCGCGGAATATGGTGTTGTTGTTTCTAACACTTCAACCGATGCTGAAGTTATGCAGGCTCTTAAAGCACTTGCACAAGCTGGTTTGCAGAATGATAAACTTAATTTCTCTGATATCATGACGATCTATATGTCAGAGAGTGTTTCAACTGTACGGCGTAAGATTCAGGAAGCAGAGGAAACGCGTGCACAACAAGCGCAACAAGAAGCTCAAATGCAACAGGAACAGTTTGCACAAGAACTTCAACAGAAAACAGAAAGTGAAGAAGCTGAGCGTAGGTTGAAGTGGGATATAGCCGTACTTCAATCTGAAGGACAACAGAATGAACCTTCTGAGGTTGAAGGAAATGACGACCTGGAATATGAACGCTTAAACCTTGAAAGAGAAAAACATAATGACGACGTTAACCTTAAACGTGATGTTTTAAATGAAACTCGTAGAACCAATAAGGTTAAAGAAGAACAGAAAAACCGTGAGATTACTATAAAAGCTAAACAACCTCAAACGAAAGCAAAATAATGTCAAAACGTAAGAATTCAATTACAGTGCAACAGAGAATCCTCTGTTACATGGAGTGGTTAAATTGGTTTAAAAACCGTCGTAAATGAACGAGTATCTTTGTACAAATTGTGGAGAAGAATATAAATCTCGTGCTAAAGTATGTAAACTAAAATGCCCTAAATGTGGCAGTAACAAGTACAAACTATTAAAAATTGGCAAACCTAAAAACTTTAGATTTTGAACAAACCTATTCATCAATATGACCGTTGGGGAAACTATATAGCATCCTATCCAACTACTACTCACGCATCACGTGCTATAAATTGTGATGAATCTTCTCTAAGAAAGCCGCTGCGCTATAATGATCTAATTAAAGTTAAAGATCATTACTTCTCTTATAATCGGGTAGAATCATTATCCAAGGATCTTATTAATCATTTTCTATCTTCCGCTAATCATCAGGCTAATATTCTGGTTATTGATATTGAAACATCTCCGACAGAAGCATTTGTATGGGGGTTATGGAAGCAAAATGTTGCAATCAATCAGATTATTGAGGATTATTATATACTGTCTTACTCTTGTAAATGGCTATTGGAATCCGATATTTATTCCTCAGTACTTACTCCACAAGAAGCTATAATGAAGGATGACTCACGTTTAGTTAATGAACTATGGAAATTCCTTGACTCCGCAGACATTATCATTGCTTATAATGGTATTTATTTTGATGTTAAAGTAATGAACACTCGCTTTCTACTTTACGGTTTAAAGCCTACCTCTACGTATCAGGTTATTGATCCTTTAGTTACATGTAAGAATCAGTTTCGCTTTATATCAAACAAACTTGATTATGTACTACATTATATGGGTCTTGAAGGAAAGCGAAAACATGAAGGCTTTGAGATGTGGTCTAAATGCATTCATGGAGATACTAATGCACTTCGTGAAATGGAGTTATACAACCGTGAAGATGTTACCGGATTGGAAGATCTTTATATGCTATTAAGACCCTGGATAAAACCTCATCCAAATATGGGTTTGTTTATCGATGATAAAGTTACAGTGTGCCCTACATGCGGCTCCTCTAAGTTATCATTTAGTGGCTACTACCATACCCCAATGAATAAATATGAAGAGTTCCGCTGTGAAGATTGTGGAGCTATTGGTAGAAGCAGATTCGCTAAGAAAAAGTTTAAGGGTTTACTTTCAAGTGTTCCGAGATAATGGATGTCTATAAAGAGAATACCCTTACATTACATTTTCGTTGTGACGATTCTATAAACGAACCTGAAGTTATAAAATCAGTTTTTGAGAAGATTGAGAAAATTGCTGCAAAACCTGGTTATCGCAAAGATTTCACAACTGATGAAATTAATTTAATTAAAGATATATTAACGTTCTTATAATAACGCTATACATTAGCGTAATTATCCAAAAAGTTTGGAAACAATTAACTAATCTTTTTATTTTTGTATTATAAAAAATTGGAGTATGGAAATGGAATTATTTGATACCGAGTTGAGTTTGGAATCACCGGTAGATTTAACTAAGACAAAAGTTGAACCAAATAGTGAACAGAACGATGAACACAATGAAGAAACCAAAAAAGGGAAAGGGGTGCAAACGCTAAACCCTAATGAGGATACTATTATTGATCTCCTGGATGGAGAAAAATCAAAAGAAGGAAATGAAACAAATGAAGCGGAAGAATCTCAAGGTAATGAACAAAATCAATCTCCCTCTGAGCAGAGTGCAGACTCTTCCAAGTTTCCATACTCCACTTTTGCAAAGGCACTTTATGAGGAGGGGGTTTTAACGTTCTTTGATGAGGATGAATTTAAAAAGCTGTCCGAAGAATTAGGTAGTGAGACTGAAGCATTGATTGAACTGAATAAACGTACTATTGTCGATCAGATAGATGCTTACAAAAACAGTCTTACAGCTGAAGCAAAGGATTTTCTGGATGCACTTGAGAAAGGGGTACCTTTGGATAAATACATTCAGAATAAGACTAAGGAGCATTCATACTTAAACATTACAGAAGATAAACTTACTGACAATGACGAATTGTGTAAGAAAATCTTAAGGGATGATTTAGAATTGCGTGGATACTCCGGAGATGAAATCGATGATATGATTTCGGATGCTGATAACTTAGGTAAACTTAAACCAAAAGCAGCATTAGCTCTTAAAAAACTTCAGGAAACCTATAAAGAGGAAATTAAGAAGGAGAAAGTAGAAGCAGAGAAACGCAATAAAGCTTTGATTGAGGAGAATAAGAAACAACTTGGAGTTCTCAAAACTGAAATTGAGAAAGTAACTGAGATTGTTCCTGGATTGAAGTTGAATGCAAAGGTTAAAGCGTCTCTTTATGAGACATTGACGACACCTGCTGAACAACTTTCAAACGGACAATGGATTAATTCACTGTATGCCAAACGTGCAAAAGATCCTATCGCATGGGATATTAAAATAGCTTATCTGGATCAGTTAGGCATTTTTGATGGAAAATGGGATCAGATTATAAAAGGAGGTAAGTCCGCAGCTGTAAAGGAGTTATCTCAAAAGATGGCAGGAGGTTCTGTGTCAGCTACTGGACAACCAAATGTTGTAGAACCTAATAAAACCGCTAAAGATATACTTCATTCAATGGAAGTATTTAAACGAAAATAAACCTATAACCCGTTAATTTTAATAAAATGTTAATCTCTAAATTACAAACACTTGACCCTAAAGATTGGGCTGGTTTAACGACTGATAATCATCTTGGCGCTCTTTATATGCAGCAACCTCAACTTGTTAGTGAGGTTATTGAACATATTTATAAAGTAAACCTGGGAGGTGATGACGTTCTCAGTTTCATTAACCAGTTCCCGGTTATGTACATTGATGACGATGTACCTTTTGATTGGCTGCTACAAGGTGCTGATGAAAAGAACCTTCCGTTGCTTGGAGCTTATAAAGCAGACCTCTCCACAGCACCTACTAAAGCTGGTATTGCTCGTACACCGTTTTTTATGGAATTTGGTGAACGCTACTTTGAAAATACTGACGTGATCGTTGGTGAGAAAACTGAACTGTATAAACTGCGTGTGATTGCTGATCCTATTGCACGTGGTACAAGTTGGATGTACGAAGTTCAACTGGTTACCGGTGATGATAACTTGTTTGTACCTGCTGAAGAACTTACTGCCGGAAAACGTTGGTCGAAGGACTACTCACTTGTTGAACAGACTCTTTCTAAACGCGGTGGTGGAGTATTCCATACCTCTCCGTTCAGGATGCGTAACTGGATGTCCATGATTCGTAAACAGTATACTGTTCCTGGTAATATGATCCGTAAAGGCGAAAATAAACCTCTTGCTTTTGCATGGGTTGATCAGGATGGTAAAAAAATTACCTCATGGCTTGGAAAACTCGATTGGGATTTCCTCACTCAGTTCCGTAGAGAACGTGCTCGTTTGATGTTATATGGTGATGCTAACAAACTTCCTGATGGAACCTTTGGTAACGTTGGTGAATCTGGATATGAAATTCGTAGTGGTTATGGTCTTTATGCACAGGTAGCTCCCTCGAATTTGTTCTTCTATAATACGTTTGATATTGACTGGCTCTCTGAAATTGCTCTCGGACTTTCTGTTGGTAAACTGCCGGAAGATCAAAGACGGTTTGTTCTCTCTACCGGAGAATATGGTGCATACCAATTCCATAAAGCTGTTGAAGAAAAAGCCGGATGGTGGACGCCTAACTTTAACCAGGATCGTATCAGTATCAGTGGTAATAAAATGACTTATCGTGGTCAGTTTATGAAGTATGTATTCGTAAATGGAATCGAATTTGAAGTCATGATTGATCCTATGCTTGATAACCCTGTACGTAATAAGATTCAGCATCCTGACGGTGGTTTGGCTTCAAGCCGTGAATACAACCTGTGGGATTTTGGAACTGCTAACGGTGAACCGAATATTCAGCGTGTAGCACTCAAGGGTGATGAAGAAATCTACAAATATATTCCTGGTATGCGTGATCCGTTTACTCCGTATAACAACCTCACTAAACCTGGAATGGCTGCTACAAGTGTTGATGGATACGAAATTCATAAAATGTTCCTTGGTGGTCTTCGCGTTAAGAACCCCATGAGGACTATGAGAATTGTTCCTTCGTTGCTTGCTTAATATACATGGGTAGCTGATTTTTATCAGTTACCTTGATTGTGGGGTGGAGCAGTGGTAGCTTATTAGGCTCATAACCTAAGGGTCGAGGGTTCAAATCCCTCCCCCGCAACAATTAGGAAGAGTTAACCTAAGTTTAATTTTAAAAATCAAAAAGGAGTATGAAAGAAGACAATGAAATCAAATCCTTCCTGTTCGATAAGAAGGTGAAAATTGTTCCTGTATTTCGTGATGGTGGAATGATTACAGAAAAAGATCACGTTGGTTATTACAGATTCGATGATACAAAAATCGGATGGGTATTACCTCTTAGTAAGAGTAGACGTACACTTGTACCTATTTTGACAAATGATGAGAAAGAGTTCTTTGAGAAAACACTTGATTTGGATTTGAACTTCTATAAGAAGAAGGATAACTTCTGGCACAAGTTCAGAGTAGAAATTATGATTAATGATGATTTTAAAAAAAATGGTGTCACACTGGATTTGAGTGATCCTATGGATAACTTGAAGTGGCGCCTGTGGAAAACAGCTATCTTTATGGCTCCAAGTTGGGAAGAAAGATTCGATAAAGGTGAATATACGATGGCGATGGTTGATGCAGATTATAAGGAGGTACAACGTTCCGTTAAATCAGCTAAGAACATTAAAGCTTATAAACATCTTGGGAAGATTGAAGGGTCTCATACAAAGTGTTACGACTTCCTAATGATTTACGCTCTTCAGAATCCTAAGGCGAAACATCCTGATTCAGAAGCAACAACGGAATCATTGGTTGCAGAGTTGCAGAGACTTATTGATGAGGATATCGATAGTTATCTGGCAATTGCAGAAGACGAACATTACGATACCAAACTGTTGATTCATAGAGCTGTTGCAATGGAAGCAATCACAAAGAAGTGGAATACTAAAGAGTATTTTACACCTGAAGGAAAACTTCTTGGAACTTCTCTCGATCAAGTTGTGAAGAATCTTAAAACTGAACCTGATTATCAGGAAGATTATTTGAAGATTAAAGCTGTTGTAAGTGCAACTGCAAAAAAAGAGAAATAAAGAATGACGAACGCGGAATTAAAAACCAGATTTAATGTTGGCTATGAGTTCTTAGCCAATAATCTTGCTCCGGGATATACAGATGCTGAAATTTCAGGTTTGCTTAACCAGGGTATGGATTTATTGGTTGATGAACTTTATGCTAACAGTGATATGCTTGGATTAGCAGAATTGTTGGTACCGTCAACATTAGATCTGGCTACCGCATCATTTGAGAACTACGGATCAAATGCCTACGAAACTACTACAAGTTTACCAAGTGATTACAGATGGGTTGTAAACGTGAAGGTAAAATCAGTAAGAGGAACTCCGTTTGTTGTAAATACAGGATTTATTCCCGCTGAGATTATTCCTAAGCAGGAAGCAGATTACTGGATGCAAACACTTGCGAATCGTCCTATGATTATAACCCCAAAGGTTGTTCTTGTTAATTCAGCATCAACAATACGATTTATTGTACTTGTAGACATGTATACAACTGTTACAACTACCGGAGGTTTTCAAGTTGTATATGTAAAAACTCCTACACGCATAGATGTAAGTAACTCTAATGTAAATGAACTTCATCCGCGTTGGCATCAGAAAATTGTAGATAAAGCAATTGCATTAGCGATGAAAGCAGCTGACGCACAAAGAGCATCTGCTGAAATACAAATAAATAAAGCGATATGACTTCTGCTGAAATGAAATACAGATTTGATATTAAGATGCGTGATGTCTTAAAAGCTGTAAATCACCCATTCACAACTCAGGATATCAATCGTTTTCTGAATGAAGCCCAGCTGAACCTGGTAAAAAGATATGCAGATATCTTTGAGCGCGATGAAGACGCCCGTAAGATATTATCAGTATTGGTTAAACCTTTTTCAACTGAAACTATTTCAAGTTATACGGCATTTGAATATACGAATGCATTTCTTGTTACAGGACTTCCGGACTTCTTAAATGTGGTTCTTGAGCGTGTTAATAAGTCAATGACAATTAAAGTTAAACCAATGTCGTCAGACGAAATAACAGTTAATACAAATAATCCATTTAAGAAACCTGACGTAAATACTGTATGGAGACTTGATGTTGCGGATAACCATGTATTGATAACAGATGGAACATTGATCATAACTTCATACTTCTGCTTGTATATTGATATGCCTTCTAATATTGATATTGATGATGAAGCCAAATCATGTGTCTGACAGGAGCAAGTTCACGAAGATATTGTAAACAATGCTGTTCAATCAGCACTTAATGTAATTAACAGAATGTTACAATCAAATAAATCATTATCTAATTAACATTTAAAACCAATGAAAAAACTCACTTTTCTTTTGCTTTTTACCTTTTTGGTTACCAGTGTTTTTAGTCAGACATATGATGATCCAAACTATAAACTTGGAAACTTTAAAAATTCTCAGATTAAAGCTGCCTCAGTAAATGTTGGAGGTAGTTGGACAATTAAGAAAAACTCTACGACCAAAGATCTTGAGTTATATTATGGACTTACTCAAGTTGCAACTCTTGGAACTACCGGAACGTTGGAAGGTACAACCGCATTGTGTGATACATTGTATTTTGGTACAAATGCTAACGGTGCAAGAAACAAGTACATTCGTGTTAAAATTCCTGGTGTAACCGCAGGAGATATCTTCGTTGTTACACCACTTATGGCAAATGGTACTGCAACTCCTGGTACAGCTGAATTTATCGGTTACTATTGTACAACTGATAGTCTTATTATCTCACGAAATACAGCCTCAACTTCAGGACTTGGTGTTTCATATGTTAGAATTAAATAATTCACTTTTATTATTCACTTAATACCTATTTTAAAATGTCACTTTATAATCAAAAAAATGTTCTGCATGTAATGGTTGGTAAAAATACCACGGCCATTGCTGATGCTGTTGTTGTTGATAACTACGCAGATCTTGTAGACGGCGATGTTGTTATCCTTGATATGGATAACGTAGTCCATGAAACTGTTAGTGGTGCAGCGATTACTGCTGATACGCAGTATCGTTTTGCTACCAGGGTTGGAGATCAACTTATCTATTCTCCTATCTGGAAACCGAAAGATATTATTTCCATTAAAGCAAGAGCTTACGCTGCTGCTGTACAACAGGTAACTTACTTGGGCTATATTGGTAGTGGTACCGGAAATATCGAAGCAATCGATTCAAATGAATACATTGTGCGGATTCTTATTGAAGGAACTACTTCAATGTTTGGGAATAAACAAATGTACAAGTTTGGTGCTTATAAGTCGAGTGCTTCTGCAACCTCTGCTGAGATTGCAATCGGATTGGTAGATAACTTTTATTACAACTTCAAACGTGAACCACAAAGTCTGATTAAGTTCGATACTATTTGTAGTGCAACTGTTACCGCAGCTAATGGTATGAAGAGTGGTCAGGAAGTCACCGTTGTAAACGGTCTTAACTATGTAACTTGCGAAACTGACGTTACATATACTTCTGGTGGTGGATCAACTCTCGTTGTTGGTGATTATCTGCGTCTCGGAACTGCTGCTGGTGCCAACGGTGCTGTTGCACAAGGAAGTGCTGTCTACCAGGTTACCAAAATCGATAGCCTTACTGTATACCTTGATCGTCCGGTAACTGTGGCATCAGGAACTTATGACGATGCTGGTGGTACTACTGCCTGCGAAGTTATTCCTTCTGCTACTGGACTCGCTGCTCAGTGGGGTATCAAATGTACTGGTGTTGCGCAGACTAATTTTAAAGCTGGTGTCTTTAATTATCATGTACCTCGCTTTAAGGTTGAACCTGAGAATTGTGGAATCACTACTGTTACTTACAGTACTGCTGCTTCTGAAGGTGCTGGTGTTTATGGCCAGATTTCTGAACTCGAATGGTTTGCACAAGGTAACCTTGGGCTGAAATATCGTGTTGATACTCCTCCTGTTACTCTTCATACACAAGCGTCTTCTGCCTCTACTTATGAAACTATTGCAATTAAATATAAGATTAATCCCAGTTCAACGGACAGTGTTACTGCTACTACACCTCCGTCACATGGTGAGATTATTCTTGCATTTGTTGTAAACTCTGATAGTGGAGATAAGATCATTGCAACGCTTACTGAATGGGCTGCTGCTAATCTCGGCTATTCTGTTGCATGGTAATTTTTTCAGATTTTTTCAAACTTGGGATTAGGGGGTGGTTTAAAAGCCATCCCCTAAAACCATAAACATAAGATAAATGGGGTTAGTATTAGATATATCCGCAGCACAGACTGCACTTTGTGGAACATTAGTTATCACAGATACAACAGGTAAATACAGTGCAGCTAACCTTACAGGATGGAGCACTGTAGAAATGGGAACCAGCGACACTATTGTTATTAACGATAGTTCTATTACGGAAGCTGAATTAATAATTACAGTAGATGGTGTTGCCACCACAATTGACTTAATGGACGTTACCAATTGGCAAACCTATACACCATATACTGAGGGATCACCATTTGACTCTTCTACTGATCCTGATAGTCTTACATTTACATTTACACCTGCGAATCTTGGTCTCTCTGTTTTTGCTGATCAGCATATTACAGTTGAGTATTACATTAAAGATAATCTGGAGAGAGAAACAGATAATGATCCTTTCCTAATTTTTCTTTATTGTACAGTTAAACGTCTTTATCATAAAGCATTAGCAATGATTCCTGATAAATATCAGTGTGTCGAATGCAATAATGATTTCATCGATGACGTTATTCTGATTTCAGGATTATACAAAGCTTTAAAAGAAGCAGTATGTTTAGGGGATACTGCAACGTTTGATACCTTACTTGAGATATTGGAAGAGATTTTTACCCTTAAAGAAATAACCATAGAATGAGCCAATACGATGATTTCATAGCAAATGCAACCGATTGTTTTTTAGCGAAAGCCGTTAACTATGCAAACTGGTTAACACTCGGTAAAGATCACTGTGAAAACCGTAGAAGAGTACAGATCCTTGGAATGTACTTTGATGAGTTACCGGAATTGGTAACTCTTGGTTTTATTACGGACGATGAAGTACAAGGAATATTCACACATATGAGTATGTTATGCGGAGAATTCCTTGGAAGAGTTGAGGATATACCAACAGACTTAGTTAGCGAATGTGGTTGTGGAGAACAAACAGCTTCTGGAAGTACCGGAGGTGGTGGTGGAAGTACAACTCCAGGTACATCAGGTTACTATGATAGTGGTATTCTTACACTTATTGCAGACATTCCTCAAACTGTTGTATTCCATAATGGCTTAGTTATGCCTAACGCACTGTATATTATTAAGATTATGTGCTACGATGAGTATGGATCATCTCAACAATACACGATTCCTCCAGCGTCAATTACAACAACAGGATTTACAATTTCAACCATAGTAGATACAATCGTAAGATGGGAAATAGAATACAGATAATCCTAACTTTACTTTTGGTTATGGTTTCAACGCTTATCTTTGGTCAAGCGTCAACCGGTAACTTTCGTAAAGTAAGAACCGATACATTGCAGTTTAATCTGCCTTCATCTACAAAAGTATACTACCTTAAGTCATCAGGAGATACTATATTTCTAAATAATGACACCATTATAGGAAGTAACTTCAATACCTACTGGTCACTAACTTCTGAAGGAGATACTATCTATAACAACGTTACAGATGGTATTACCTTTAATGGATTACTTAGGGCTACTTCGTTAGCTGATGCCGACGAAGGAAATAGTATTGTTGTAGCAGACTATAAAGGTGTTTTAAGACGATATAATGTTCCATATGGTATAACTACCGGAAGTGGTTATGCTTATCGTGTAGCAACCTGGGTAAATGATAGTGTACTTTCATATGGAAGTATTTATGATAACTTCGGAGATTCACTTGTAATGTTGTCTGAATCTTATTTCACAAAACCTTCTCAGGCAATTGAATCTTTTAGATTCAGTGATACTGTATATCTTGACAGTGTTGTCATTGATACGGCACCAACGTATGTACTTGTATTAACAAACGGTCAGGTAAAAAAGTCATATTTGAATACCGAACAATTAACAGATACCACATTTTGGAGTAAATCTGCGATACAAGGTGGCACAATTTTCCCAAAAACGTATACTGATCGTGTTTATATTCCACGATTCTTAGGTATAGGAGGAACTGATAACTATGCGAATCTGGATATAAAAGGAATCTCTGGAGCAACAGCAGCTTCCTGGGTACGTAACTATACACCTGGAAATATTGCACACATGTACCTTAGTAACCTTACAAGTGATGCTACAACATATTCTCTGGATATCTCTGCACGAGATTATACGTCAAGTATTTCAGATATTTCCTTTCTTTCCGGACGTTCTAATGGATTATGGAAATTTGTTACACCTGGAGGATTTGGAATAAACTTATGGAGTAGTACAGCTAATGGTTCATCCGTAACAATATACAATAAAGTAGGAACAAATGGAGTTTACCTTGCTTCAGAACCCTCACAAACAAGTTATATCAAAAATACACTCTATGTGAATGCTTTGGGAATCGTAAATGTCACTAACGATGCTATACATGATAGTGTACTTACTTATCACTATGACCCTGAATTGGGTTATGGATTAGTGAAGAAAGCTGCATATCCTACTGGACAATCTGCTTCAGCAGATAGTATTTTATGGAGTCAACAGCTTACAGATACCAGTATGATTCGTCCTCGATATGATCGTAATGTAAATATTACCAATAAACTATATCTTACTGATATTGCAGTAGAGACTTCACCCGATTCCATTCTTACAATAACATCTGCAAAAGAAGTAAAGAAAGCCTTATATGCAATGAATGGTAGTAGAACAGTTACGCGTGAAAGTTTTCCATCAGATGTTTCTGTTGGACTTACTGCAAGCTCCACGCCGTCCGAAATACTCGAATGGTTACTGTTTCCCTTTATTCAATCAACTGCTGAAATGTCACCTTTAACCACCTATGTTGAAGTTGGAAAAACAACACCAGTACCAATGACTTTATCGGTGAAATTAAACAGTCAGACAAGTGGAATTAATGGTTTTATTCGTAAGATATATCCGTCACCAATTACAAATATCTTATCGTTGGGAACTGTTACAAAAGATTCTGTATATAATGGTTTACGCATATTCTCACCTACACAGACACCCAGTTACCTGGAAGAACGATATCGTGCAGACATAATCATGCAACCACAAACACAACTTATCTATTCTGATACTTTAATTGCCAAGGGGGTATATCCTTATTTTACAGGTATGACTACCCTTAACCTTACAGGTGGAGATTCATTATTATACAAAACTCTTTATAAGACAATTCAACCGAATACTGTTTCAGATACTGCACATTTCTATACAGCTACTGCTAAGTATGCATATATCGCATACCCAGCAGTATATCCTGCATTAGCACACATTTACGATCAAAATGGATTCGATTGGATATCTACCTTTACAGAGTTTACCTCAAATGTATCTACTAACAATATTTCCCCTTACCCAGGATGGGTAAATGTATCTTATAGGATATATCGTAGTAATAATATGTTTACAACCGATTCACAAACTTGGACATTTGAATATACGCAAACACAATGAAAAAATTAACTGCACTATTATTCCTCTTAATTCCGATTCTTACTTTTGCACAAGTTAAAGTAGGAACAAACTTTAAAATAACGGCAGCATTGCCAATAGATAATCGCACTGTCTTTTCAACAATCGAGGCACGTAACGCTTTGTCAAGTAGCTATCGTTATGATGGATTGACAGTTTATGTTTTAGCAGACAGTTCCAACTATCAGTTAAAGGGTTGTATTGGAAACTCCTGTTGGGTAAAAATATCTACTTCCACAGGAAGTACGATTGATACTACACAGATTGCTTATAAGAATAAAGCTAATACATTTGTTAAACCTCAAACATTCGATAGTGCAGTTTATCTTAAAAACATAACCAATGGTACAGCTACGGATGCTTTCATAACCGTCTACTCAGATAAGTTAAGGAAGTATGTCGTAGATTGGAATAGTTTTGCAACAACTGCTACAGTATATTGGGATCAAACAGCATTAGGTAATGCTTTATATCCGAAAGCACCTGCAAATAAAATGTTGATTGATAATACAGCTACGGGAACTATTGCAACTGATAGTATCAATGTTTTAGTTTATGGTGATTTT